TGGCATTCAAAGGCTACCTCAAGGGCAACTGCATGAAGTATTTGTGGCGCTATGACTACAAAGGTAAGCAGGTAGAAGACCTACAGAAAGCTGGCTGGTACTTACAGAAGCTAACAGCAATGGTAACAGAGGAGAACACATAATGGATCAGTATCAACAGTTTATACACAAGAGCCGCTACGCACGATGGCTACCTGAACAGAAGCGCAGAGAGCGTTGGGACGAGACAGTCAACCGTTACGTAGACTTCTGGAAAGACCGTGGACAGATAGACGAGAAGACAGCGTTAAAGTTATTTAACTCTATACACAACATGGAAGTTATGCCTAGCATGCGCTGTATGATGACAGCAGGTGATGCACTGGCAAAGGATAACGTAGCAGGCTTTAATTGTAGTTACTTAGCCATTGACTCACCGCGTAGCTTTGACGAGCTGATGTACGTGCTGATGTGTGGTACAGGTGTAGGCTTCAGCGTAGAGCGTAACTTCATTACCAAGCTACCTGTTATTGCAGAGACCTTTCACAAGACTGACAGCACCATTGTTGTAGCTGACAGCAAGATAGGCTGGGCATCTGCATTCCGTGAGCTGATAGCTATGCTGTATGCTGGTAAGATACCTGCGTGGGACATGAGCCGTATACGTCCAGCAGGAGCTAGACTGAAGACCTTTGGTGGTAGAGCTTCAGGGCCAGAGCCTTTGATTGATCTGTTCAACTTCTGTGTAGAGATATTCCAGAAGGCAGCAGGACGCAAGCTAACGAGCATTGAGTGCCACGATGTAGTGTGTAAGATAGCTGACATTGTAGTGGTAGGTGGTGTGCGTAGATCAGCTCTAATCAGCCTCTCTAACCTGTCTGATCCACGTATGGCGAAGGCTAAGTCAGGTGACTGGTGGAGGCATGAAGGCCACCGTAGGCTTGCTAACAACAGCGTAGCGTACACTGAGAAGCCAGACTTTGAGTCCTTCTTAGGCGAGATGCAGAACATGTACGAGAGTAAGGCGGGTGAGCGTGGAATCTTTAGCCGTATAGCAGCTCAGAAGATTGCAGCACGTAACGGTAGACGTGACCCTGACCAGGACTTTGGTACTAACCCATGCTCAGAGATTATACTGCGTAGTAACCAGTTCTGTAACCTGTCAGAGATTGTTGTACGTCCTGATGACACACTGGCTAGTCTCAAGAGTAAGGCAGAGATGGCTGCTATCATTGGTACACTACAGGCTACCTTGACAGACTTCAGATACCTACGTAACTGCTGGAAGAAGAACACTGAAGAGGAAGCACTACTGGGTGTCAGCATGACAGGCATCATGGATCACTACCTGCTGAGTAAGGGAGAGTCTAAGGACTTAGGCAAGTGGCTGGAGGAAGTACGCGATGTTGCTGTGGATACAAATAAGAAGTGGGCTGAGAAGCTTGGCATTAACCAGTCTGCGGCTATTACGTGCGTTAAGCCTAGCGGCACTGTATCTCAACTTGTTGATAGTGCTAGTGGCATCCATCCTCGCTTCTCTAAGCATTACATTCGCAGAGTACGTAGCGACAACAAAGACCCGCTTGCAATCTTCATGGGACAGTCAGGATTCCCCGTAGAGCAGGATGTTATGTCACCCTCATCAGCAGTCTTTAGCTTCCCTGTGAAGGCTCCAGAGTCCTCTGTGACGGTTAAACAGGTGGGTGCTATGCAACAGCTAGAACTTTGGAAAGCATATCAGAACCACTGGTGCGAACATAAACCAAGCATCACTGTTTATTACACTGATAACGAGTTCCTGCAAGTAGCACAGTGGATATGGGAGAACTTTGACTTGTGTAGTGGGATTAGTTTGTTGCCATATAGTGACCATGTATATCAACAAGCTCCTTATGAGGACATCGACGCTGAGAAGTATGATGAGTTAGTAGCAGCAATGCCAGTGGGTGTGGATTGGAATGACCTAGAGAAGTACGAGGAAGAAGATAACACGACAGGAAGTCAAGAGTTAGCATGTGTAGGTGGGGCATGTGAGATAGTTTAAGAAAGTCCTGATATGAGTAGTCAAAGTACTCAAATAAACTTCAATGTAAACTTAGGGGCCGCAATGGCCCCTTTTTTTATTGCAGTACTTTCCGTCTGAACTCCTTTCTAGCCGCAGCTTCTTCTCTTTCTTTCTTTTTCTGTAGCGTGACCTCTGCACCTCCCAACATAAAGGTGTAAATGTCTTGACCAAAAACAGGCAGCTTAGTTACTAGCTTCTTTACTGCGTCATAGTCCTGTTCCGTGTCGTCAGCTATTTCTTTAGCAGCTTTACCAGCCATGTCTGTCAAGCCAATACTTGCAGGCATTAACTGAGTAGCTATGAACTGTCCCCAATCTCCGTTTTCCAAGTGACGTTCCTTTTGATACTTACTTAAGAATACAATATCCATTAAAGCTTGTGTCCAAGCATCTGAAGCTGTATCAGCAAATGTAGAAGCGTCTGTAAAGTCGACAGTCATGCCTTCTGTATCAAAGCCTGCTTTAACATAATTCCTTAAGTCCTGTACAGTGGCGTTGGCTGTTCCCATTATTAAAGCGTAGCGAGTAGCGTTTACTAAGGCTTCTTGTTTATTGCCTTTCCTATATTGCTCTACAATATCCTTCCTGACTAACCCTAATTGCTTGAGCATGTAAGATTTCATGGCGTAAAAGACACGACCATTTGGTGAATTCAAATAAGCTGCTGGCATTTCCGACAAAGCGATGGGCTGTACTTCAGACAACTCATTCCAAAGCATTAGCTTTACATTGTCATCCATCTCTCCCTTCTGTAAAGACTGCATCAAGTTTACCGTGTCGTCACCAAAGACCTCATCCCATTTCTTTATAAAAGCGTCAGGGTTTTTCTGCGCTAATTTTTGATACTTGTTATAAGAAGCATTAATGAAGATACGCTTACCTGATCTGTCAATTTTAGTGAACAACGATCCTCTCATGGTTGCATCAAGAGCCTTACTAAAACCGTCTACAGACCCAAACTCCATAGAGGTTCTATTTAACAGCCCCATTTCTTCAGGTTTTATACGAGAACCTTTGAGTCCTGTTGCTATTTCTTTAATAGTATTTCCCAAGCCGTTGACATATACAGAACTACCTACGTCAGCTAACTGTATCGCTGCCGACCTGAAATTAGCAAGCGTGGCCATGTACTGAATGTCTCTTGCCTTTGCTAAAGTACCATTCATGGCTGTCTCACCGCCTTCAAAACGAGCAGTAAGTAAAGCCCTTAAGTTATCTTCCTGTACGTGGTTAAGTTCTCCTTTTCTTCTCATCTGTGCTAACAGTTCACCAATACTTGCAGTCAAGTCTACAGTGTCTGTACCTTCCGCTTTCTTTAAAGAGTCTTGCTGATTAAAAAACTGACGTTTAGCTATTTCTTTTTCCATACGTTGCGTGTATATAGTCAAAGCTGTAGGAGCATCATGGTAAAACTCTCGTAGCTTAGGGGTTACTTCTTGAATAGTACGAGAAGCCTCTGTTCTTTTAGAAGGAAGTCCTGTTTTACTCCCTGCTATAATGCGGTTGTAAACCGCTGAGACTACATTGTCATCTAGGTCATCTACTTCTACACCTTTCTTTTTAGCAATCTTTGCCAAGGCTTTTTCAGCTATTGACACACCAGCAGTGCCTACTGCTTCTTGGATACCTTCCAAGTCTTTGATCACACGAGGAAAGAAATTGACTCTTCGTCCTATCTTCATGCCGGAAGCTAATGCTCTCTTGTGTATGTCATCAAGAAGAGTTACAATTGTGCCTTCCTTCCCCTCTTTACTTTTTCTAAACTGCTTACTTAACTGAGGAAAATTCTCGTCAGATATTTTAAGTGCTGTCTTAAACTGACCGTTATTGAGTGCGTCTTGAAAGTCAAGATACTTAGCTTTAATCTCAGGGTCTTTTTCTTTCTTAAGTAAACGTGTAGTATACTGTAAAAAAGGTTGGGTCTTAGTCTGTGTATCTGCCGTATTTACAGCAGACCTAAACTCATACTCCCGCATTAAGTTACCAATCTTCTGACTATTGAGTCTAATAACTTGCTGTAAAGGAGCCATCATTTGATCCCAAGCCTTACCTACAATAGTAGTGGAAGCCAGCGGATTGTTACGCGCAGCAACTACTTTAGCAGCGTCATCTAACGTAGGTATTACAGGCGCACCTATCGTAGAATTACCATATACAACTAAAGCATCTTTGTTTTTTAAACCCATCTCTTTTAAAACAGCGGGCATTATTTCTGCTTCAGGAACATTAGCGACAACTTTGTCAGCTATCTTATCGTTCATCTTAGCGACAACAGAGTTAGCTGCTTTAGTAGACCCTGCTTTAGAAGAGAGTGCTTTTGTTTTGTTTGTTACATAATTGACTGTGTTTTTAGCTTGGTTAACAGCAGCTGTTGTACTTCTTATAGGCGCAGCTACAATAGGAGTTAAAAGCCCGCCAGCTACTGTGTATAGACCTAATGTTTTTAAGT